TTGCGCGGCTCTTCCTGATATTCACGGTGATCAGTTTCAACGGCAATTATTACGATGTGCCGATGATCGCAGCGGCGCTCTCTGGCTATACCCCTGAGCAACTCAAATGGCTCAATGATCAGATCATCGTACAGAAGCTAAAGCCCTGGGAGCTAGGCTTGCCTGAGTGGAAGCCGGCGGATCATATCGACGCGATGGAAGTCGCACCAGGCGCGGGCAGCCAGAAGCAATACGCCGGCCGCATCCACTGCAAGACGATGCGAGATCTCCCATACTCGCCGGATCAACGCCTCACGCCCCAGGAGATCGCAGAGGTAGACGAGTATTGCGGGAACGATCTCTCCGTTCTCGAGGCTCTCTTCGACGCGCTCCGTCCCCAGTTGCAACAGCGCGAGGAATTGAGTAAACGGTACGGGATCGATCTTCGCAGCAAGTCGGATGCCCAGCTTGCGGAGGCCGTACTCAAGCGCCGTTGCGAGCAGGCTCTAGGGCACAGAATCTATAAACCTGAGATCGATTGGAACCTGGCTTTCAGGTATCAGCCGCCCTCATGGTTGGCCTTCCAACACCCCCAGTTGCAAGCTGCATTTGCCGCGGTGAAGGATTCGATATTCACGCTGGGCGCGAGCGGCGCCGTGGTCATGCCGAAGCAACTTGAGGGGCTTGAGATATCTATCGGCTCATCCGTTTACCGGCTCGGGATCGGCGGGCTCCACTCTTCGGAGAAGTGCATAGTCCATCGCGCCGACGAAACTACCGCGCTGCGCGATGTGGACGTGGCGAGTTACTATCCCAGCCTCATTCTCAACACTGGTAAATGGCCAGTCGCGCTTGGCCGCGCATTTCTCTCTGAGTATGCAAGCATCAAAGATGAGCGCCTGGCCGCGAAGAGCCTAGAGAAGACGCTCACGAAGGGCACGCCCGAGTGGATGCAAGCCCACGTCGACAATGAGGGCGGAAAAATTATGATCAACGGGACTTTCGGGAAAACCGGGAGTCTCTACAGCATCCTCTTCGCGCCAGAGATGCTCATCCAGACAACCGTAACCGGTCAACTGGCGCTGCTCATGTTGATCGAGTGGCATGAGTTCTACAGCATCCCGGTTATATCCGCGAACACTGACGGCATCGTGCTCAAATGCCCGCGTCATCTCATCCCCATCAGCGAAGGTCTGATCAAAGAATGGGAGCGCCGCACGGGACTGGAGATGGAAGCGAGCGAGTACGCGCTCATAGCTTCCCGCGATATCAACAATTATTTTGCCGTCAAACTGAGCGGAGAGGTAAAGCGCAAAGGCGAATACTCGAAGGCTGGCCTGATTGAAAAGAAGAATCCCGACGTTGAAATATGCGGGGATGCCGTCGCCGACTACTTGAGCAAGGGGACGCCGATCTTCTACACGCTCGCCGCGTGTCGCGATATCCGTAAGTTTGTGACCGTCCGCAAGGTTGCTGGCGGCGCTGTGAAGCTCTGGGGCGAAGGGCCGCTCAAGGATACGAAGGTCCGCGATATGACGGCCACGTTGCTCGCATCAGGATGGAGCAAGGAAGGCCGCAAATGGGTCAGGGCGGGAGTGCTGGCAGATGCGGGGACCGCTTACGCCTCATGCTTCGCTCCGCAACGCCCTGAGTATTTGGGGAAGGTCATCCGCTTTTACTACTCCACTGATGCGCCTGGCTCGATCATCTACAACACGAACGGCAACACCGTGAGCCTCTCGTATGGCGCTAAGCCGTGCATGGTGCTGCCGGATGAGTTCCCGGCAGATATCGATTACGCCTGGTATCTGCGAAATTGCTCAGACATACTTCGAGACGTTGGGTTCGACCAATGACCCCTAAACAACAAAAGCAACATGAGCGAAACTCTACTCCTGAAGCGAAAGAGTGGCGTCGCAAATACAGAGAAACTCCCGAAGCCAAAGAGCGAGCGAAGGAATATTCACGCAAGTACAGCCTCACTCCTGAAGCTAAAGCTAATAATCTCAAATACCGTTCCACTGAGAAGTGGAAAGAAACTCGTCGTAAATATCAAGCCAAGGTCAAATCTGAAGGTCTATGGAGGAAGTACCAACTCAAATACGCATACGGTTTATCAGTGAAAGAGTGGGAATCAATTTTTATTTCTCAAGGTTCGAAGTGTGCCATTTGTTTTCGAACAGAACACGGGGGTACAAATTGGCACACCGACCACTGCCATTCTAGCGGTAAGGTTCGCGGGATTCTGTGTCATAACTGCAACGTCATGTTGGGAGCAGCCAAAGACGAAATCCCAAACTTGTTATCCGCAGTTAGGTATCTACAGGGGGCGACCGCATAATGCCAGCATTTAGCGGCGGCGTGTCGTATCACTCGAACGGAGGTTATCTCCGGATCACCGCCGGCCCTTGCCGTGATCAGTTGGTACACGTCCTGGTTGCTGAGGGGATGCTTGGCCGTAAGCTCAAGCCCGATGAGCACGTCCACCACAAAGACGGAGACGTAAAGAACCCTCAGCCAACCAACTTGCTTGTGCTGGGCGAGGCCATCCACAACGCCGTGAGCAATCGCCAGTATTGGTATCTCAAGCAAAAATATGCTCGTGAGGAAGCTGCATGGCGAGCGTTCCTGGACGTGACCGGGCAGACGTATAGCGAATGGGAAGACGAGAGTTTTGAGCCAAGTTACTTAGAGCGCAAGGAGGATACCAGCTTTGAACCTGCAACCATGTGAAGCTCGCCGAGGTCCGTCTGATCAGATTGTTTGCTCGCGATGCGGTCTGATATGGGATGTGGACGAAGACAAACCGCCCTGCCCTAAAAGAGCGGTGGTACCCAATGCATCATCACGTCCCCGGTTGCCTCAAACCCGCTCACAAATCCCTTTTTCTTTGTTGGGTATAGCTTCAGATGAATCCAATCTTTCCCCTCAGTCGATATGGCCGCGAAGTTCCCGGTGATCGTCGCTGAGTTATGGATGTTCGCCTTGAGATCCGAATTGGACACCAGCGCGTCAAAGTCCGTAACGGATTTAGTCATTGAAGAGTAAGCGGTGCTCTCCTGGGTAAAGAGATCCCCCTCATGCTTATTGAAGACTAGTAGGGACTTCTCTACTTGGCCCGACGTGCCCCGCAACGTCGCCAGGGTGCGGTTAGTATCGGCGAGCGTCCCGCATGGCCCTGGGACGCACAGATCATTTAGCCGATGGGAGGTAAGGTCAATCGTATCGTTGAGCTTGCCGGCGGTCCCCGTGAAGCTCGCCACAACGGGCGATGCTGAGCGTAGGACGCCCGTAGCCGCATCGCTGGTAGTTTGGAAGTGACTCAGGACGGCCGGAAGCCCCTGCAGCGCCGTAGACGCCGCGGCGATGGTTCCGTTGAGCTTCGTAACCGTGGGAGCGAGATCGGGAGCGCTCATCACTCTATAGCCGATAGAGGACAAGCAAAAGGCGGCAGCCGAAGCCACCGCCCATGCTCGTGTTTCAGCTTGCCAGTTCACTACGCTACTGCCGGCGTGAGAGCCGCTTCCGCTTCGTCTGCCGCTGCCGTCGCTTCGGACGCGATGCGTGTGGCTTTGGCGATGCTGGTGGTGCTCTTGATATGCCCCAGGCTGATCAGCGAGGTAGTATCGGCCGCCAGAGCGCGGAACTTGGCGACGATGCCGGGGGAGTTCTGCCAATCGTAGATGAGCGACTTGAGGGCGGTCGAGTCGAGCAGAACTTCCTTGATCGCGCTATCCGCAATCGCGCCGGCTCCCGCGCCAAACTCAACCGTGACGATATCCACGATCAGCGGGTCGATGTACTTGATGCTTCCCGAGAGTGCGTCTGCGATCTTGGGCTCTTCCTTGATAACGGAAGCGAGGACTTTCCCGAGAAAGCCAAAGAACGTATGTGCTGCGCTTTTCAAGTTTCCAAACATAATTATTTTCTCCTGGTGAGTCATTACTTTGGGTCGATACTAACGGAAGCGTCACCAGTTGTCACATTGGTTTTCTCTGCGAGAGCGTGGCCGGCAAACGCGCCCAGTGCACCGCTCACCAGATTGGAGCCGACTCCCAAAACTGCGAGCGCGATATTCTCAGGGGAGGGACGATACAAGGCAGCAAGCGCCAATGCTGCGCCCAGGAGTGCGAGAAGTACAGCCCAGAATGGTTGTGGAATCCGGCTCATGGTAGCTACCTTCCTTTGAGTGACGAAACGATCCCGCTGTACAGGGCAGTGACCATACCGAGAGCCAGAAGCGCAACGATACCCATCATGCCGTTATTGGCGAGCTTGCGAAGTCTGCGACCGAAGCGGAGATCTTCTCTGAAGTCCTCAACGCTCGCGGCGTCTTCCACATCTACCCCGAGTAGATAGAAAACCTGCTTTACAGCAAGGTTCGCAGCATCGGTTACTTCCTTGCTATGTGCCATTATTACCCCGGTGTCGGAAGATATTACCCTATTATGTTCCAAGGTATTCCGCCTGAGCAAATACGTAAGCCTGATTGCTGCCCACCACACCGGCGAGCACGGCAGTCTGAGGCACGCTCACAATGACTTCGAGGTAATCGACGGCCGCCAAATTCACTATTGCTTCAAATGGCAGACTCAGATTTCCGTCGCTAACCTGGGGAGCTTGAAAGCACTCCTTTGAGAGAACGCCATTTTTCCAGATCTGAATTGCAAGCAGTTGCCCGGCGGGAGCCGCGAGCATCACAGATCCGCCGAGGCGATACCGGCCGGCGTAGGGAGCCACAAAGCGATGATTGGCAGCATTCCATAACCCATCATCGAACTCAACCGTATCGAAGATCACTTTACTCGTACCAATAGCGAGCGTTTGCTGAGCGGAAGCATAGACGCTAGAGAGGAAGCTCGCCCCCTCCGGTACCCATCCCGCGCCGCCGGTGTCCGGATCGGTCAGGTTGTTATCGACTGCACTCCGCCAATAGCCGTTGCCGCTGGCCTGCAGGACGCGTGCCCCTTTGGGGTAGCCGCCTATTGTTGCGGAGAATGCCGCATCGTAAGGGAAGCCCGCGCCGGCGTTGTACCAGAGCGACAGAGCCGACAGCGCATTGAGAATCCCATTGAAGTCCAAACCACTCGGAGGAATGCCGCCAGCGCTTACGGCCGTCATCGTAAGCGGCGGGAAGCCGTCAGTCCATGATGCCGCACCGGGAGTAATCGGGATCTGCGAGGGGACCGGGATTACATTCTTACTTCCCCCGGTGGCAAATGCTTCTACGAGTTTTGCTGGCGCACTGGATAAAAGCATTTAGGTTAGTATCTCCGTCTGCACAAATGGTGCCTGTCCGAATGGGGCTGCGCTGATTGTACCCGCCTCTGAAAACCCGAACGCAGGCAGCATAATAATTGCCAAGCCAACCTGCACACCCGCCGGGCGCAAGAATATTCCAGTCGAGGACATAATCTGAATTTCGTAGTCTGCTAGGGGAAACTCAAAGGTATACCGCATCTGCATTGCGCCCTGATCGCTCACGTAGCAGCGCCCGCGCCCAGCGAAGAAGTTATTCAACATCTGATTGAAAGTGGGAGAGCTTGTGATCGAGATGTTGCTCAAGGCTTTGATTAGAATGAGCGCGCGGAACTGAGTATCATCCAACACCGTGACTGGATTGGTGTAGATGTATCGCCCGGTAGGAATGCCGACGATGCGCCCCCAGATATCGAGCCCGAACTCTTCGGCAGTCTCCACGTTCCAAACGGTATTGTAAAAGCCATCGATATCGGCGCGAGGATCGATGTACTCATTCATGTTGTGAATGAGCGCGGAGATCGCGGCGCTGTTGCCGTACTGCGAAATGATGGTTTGCTCAACGTCGATCATACGAGCGTGACCGTGATATCTGAAGCCTGAAGTACTGGCTCCTGGTCGATCCCCATTATGACTTGGGGCAGAGTGGCAGACGCGATCCCCACTAGAACGCTCAGCACAGTGATGCCGAGAGCTACAGCGAGCACAGCCCCGTAGTAGCTTGATCCAGTGATAGCAGCGCCCATGCGAGCCGGGTTCTGTCCATTCCCGCCGTTGAATTGAGCGATGATCGCCGCTTGCACCAACGCCACGATATTCGTCGGCAGAGTTGGCGAGTTGATAATTGACACTGCGAAGAGGACTTGGGTATTTGTAGGGACATTGAATTGCACCAGATATGACGGATAAGGGCCTGGGGCATACTGCGGGCTTGTGTCTAAGACCGTATTCGATGTGTTCCCGTTATAGTCGCAACCCGTATCCTTCTTGAGCCAGATTGCTTGAGCAATATCGGCAGCGATTCCCCCAACCACGGCGACATAAAGGGAGTGGGGGAGCATGGGGTAATTGCTTGATCCTTTGTTGACTATTGAGCCCTTAGTGTTATCGATCACGTAGCAATCGAGCACGCCAGGTACCTTATATACAGCGGCTTGAATAGCTTCACACGATCCCCGACTATTTCCAGCTACCGAGTTTTGCCGCCGTAACTCGAACTCCCGGGGAGTCTCAACAAGCCGTCCCAGCACCCCCTGAGTCGGATTAGAGATTGCATCCCATCCAGGGACGGCTTGATATACCTGAGTGAGAGTCCCGGCGGGGCAGGATATCGGTCCCGCCGCAAGGTTCTGCCAACTGCTCATCACTGTACCGCCAACGGGGATGGTGACGGCTCCAAGTAGAGAGTAAGTATTACCCGATGTGTCCTGAGCGAGAGCGAGTGCAGGCACTACCGTCCCGACCAGTCCGGTGAGGATACAATTTACAACCGTACCTGCGGCGGCGATGCGCGGAGCCATGCCGACGGTCAGACGGCCTATAGCATCCTGAAAGCGTCCCGTCGCGTACTGGGGATCTACTTGGTTGACTACATAAGCGATCTCACCGTCTTTGTCCGCGATGATGGCGGCCAGGCTTGAAGCAAGCTGTCCCTGCGGGGTATTGAGCGCGGGGTTGACGCCGCCGCCAAAAGCGTAATTGATATCGATCTGTGCGCCGGCGAGAATGTCCGTATCGTTGGGGATAATCGGACCTTGCGGAGTGAACTGAATTTGAGGGACGCTCGTGGTCGGGATACCGGGTATTCCGCTAAAAGTGGACAATGGTAGTTACCCCCGACTCATCTTGAAACTGTATCTGGCCCGAAACTCCCCGAGCATTGAATGAACTGATGACGCACTGTGCGGAAACTACTCCCGGCACGGTGAGAGCCTGATTGCTTATAAGCTGAGTGAGCAGCGCCGCCGGGGGTAGCTTTCCCAGGACTTCAGATTGATATGGTATCCCCTGAGTCTTGTCGTACCAAACCTCTCCGAGAAATGTTCGCACGGCGCTCGCCACGTCCTGAGCCAGAGAATAAGGGGAAGATGCCATCGCAATATTACCCGCAGCGTCCAGGACTAGATCCCACTGATCGGTATCCAAAAGTAAAGTCGAAAGCATCATGCTATAACTCTCCTTTTGGCCGCTCTTAGTTTAGCCTTAGTTTCAGGAGAATGATGTTTTCCAAAGAAATGGTTTTTACATCCAAGTTTAGCCGAGACCAGTTTTGCCCTAGTCTCATCCGAAAGGGATTGACCCTTTCTTGATTGAGAAATTTTCAATTTGTGCTCAGGGGAAAGAACTCTTCCGATCTGCCAAGCTGATAATTTGGCTTTATGCTCAGGCAAAAGGCGTTTCCCTACCTGGGACGCAACTCGTTTTGCGATATGCCCGGGAGACTGAATATAACCAGACATACCTTCGCCCCCATCGGTGAGGTTGCGAAGAGAGCCCGTCCCAATGTCAATGCGTCCGAAGCGGTAAATCAGAAGCATCTCTAATTGATGAGCATCCCATTCAGTCAAGTCAGTCGCGAAGAAAACAATATTGGCAGGGTTGGTAGGACGGCGGGTTATTTTGCGGTTGGTACTCAAAACTCGACCCCCCTTACCTTTCCCCACATAGTAGGGAGATCCGGTAATTCCGTACTTAGAATTATTCGACCGCAGGTACAGGTACACATAGAAAATATTGCCCATGCACATACAGTAACACAAGTGTCACATTTACAGTGGCGGGCTCGTTGGCGTCCCCGGCGTTTCGCTGGTATGAGTGTGAGTCTTGAGGCTCTTGCACCCAGCAATCACATCGCCGGTAGTGGTAAGTTTCCCGCTCATGGTAGCATCGCCGCCCGTTGACGCCAAAGCGCCATCCAGAGCGATGGCGGGAGCCGTCACAGTGACGCCCATTGCCGCATTGATTACGATGTTGGGAGCCGTGAGCGTGATCGTCTCCGGAGCTACGATGCTTATCCCAGCGGAGCCGAAACGGATGTATTGGGTTGGTACAGCGTTGAGCATTCCACCGAGGTACAGACCGTCAGCAAAATCGTATTGCCGATAACTTCCTGGGTTACTTTGCGCTTTAGTAGACTTGACTTTGCTAATATCCCGGCTGGCAAAAACTGCAACTCCAATATCGCCAGGTTGCGGGTCAATGATGACAGCACTGTTACCCCCTTGAAGTCTCAAATATGGGAGCCCATAAATCGTAACGTGCGGAGTGGGGTTGGCTGGCACGGAGCCGTCGATCTGATTCACGAGTGGGGTTACGTCGACGAAGCCAACGGGCGAGAGATCGCCGGCGTTTGTGCAAGCCTCAATGCGTACCAGAGTGGCCGTCTGCATCTTAGAGATGGCTTGCTGAATGGCGAACGCAATATTATTGTATTCGCCCCAGGTTGATGAGGGTGTGAGAGCGCCGAGACTAACTGGAGATTGCGAAGCCACTGGGGTTTCCTCTCACGGTACTAAACCACGCGCCACCGGGCTTCTCACTCTCAAGTCTATGTGCAATTGAGAACGCTATCCATTGGGTAATATTGGGATTGATCGATGCCGCTGCCGTCAACGTTCCCTGCGGGCGCGGGACGGAACTGCTTACAGTAAAAGCCCCGTGGTAGACAATTGCTGGATTGAAAAGACTTTTGATGTTGATGCCCTGAGCGTCATAAGTGGGATACCCAATCATTCCCGTTTTAGCGGAAATTGTAGGAATCAAACTTCCACGCGGAGTGTTCGGAGGACAGATAAATAAGACGCCCTTATCGAGTCCCCAAGTAATCCCCGCTGCTTTGGCTAAAGTCTTCACTTGTTCCATCCCCGTGTTTGCCACATAAGGATTAGAAAGGGGAACGGCCACCCCGTTATTCTCGAACGTATACCCCATGCTTTCGGCAAGATGACGCATTGCCGTCGCCACATCCACTGTCCCCTTATAGCTGGTAGGCGCGACGGGTTGAAGCTGATTGATCAGTCCGGCTTGAGCCTGAATTTCTAGGAACACATCCGGCATTGACTGGTAGTTGCCCCAGGCGTTGACAATATCGCCCGCGAATACTAGAGTCTCCTGCGGGCCGTCAAGCGCATAAACCAAGATGGTATTGCGATTGATTAGGCGCGGCCCCCACGGGGTTGTTACTTGGTTCATATCACTCTGCGTCACGCCGTAAATCTTGGCGCGAAGAGTTGCATTCATCTGGCCGCCGCCATTGTCGATATCCACCGTGGCGCGAAGCCCGTCGAGAGTTACCTGGTTATTCGAACTTGAGCCGAACGTACCCGTGGCGAGAGTGATGACGAATCGAAGCTCTTTTTTATTGGAGAAACTAGAAGGCAATTGCAGCCTCCGCAGCCGTCAGGTAAACAAGCTGGTACCGGCTCCCGAGCCCGTCATACGTCGGATCGCTGGTGCCCTGAGTATCAGTGAATACGAGGTTGCCCACGAATCCGAGATAGGCTGTGGGAACCAACGGCACAACGTCATGCGCGAGTACGCCCGTGGAAATGTCTGCCCCGTTTGAACTCACATCCACGAAGAGCCCTTGTGTCTTCTGGTAAATGGCGATCTGGCAATTCTGACCGGCAAGCACAACGCTGAGGATCTGTGACGGTACGGGCTGAAGAGCTATATGCAGCATCAGTTGACTCCCAGTTTATTCATCATCGACTTGAGTGTAGACGTGGGCGGCGGAGTCGCCTGGGTTATGCCCCCAGTTACCGGCGAAGTGGCGGAGGGATTCTGAGGGTTTGTGATGGCCGCCACAGCGGTATACGCCGCTACCACGTCCCGAACCTCTTTGAGTGACACTTCAACCATGAGCAGCGTAGCGCCTCTATCGGCACGGCGCTGGTATCGATAACGATCAACAGTGTAGTTGTCGTACACCGCTTCGGGAGTAACAACCGTGCAAAGCTGTGTTGACTTGCAAGCCGCATCGATGGCATTGAGGAAGATAGTCCGGTCGCTCTCA